TCACTTTCCTTGTAATCTGTGTATTAAATTTTCAGGTGTTATTTCACTAAGAACAGTATCTATTCCATATTCTATATCTTTGTCAAATAATTTTTTATTTTCATCAGGATCTTCATACTCAAAATTATATCTTTTTTTAAAATCTTCTACTCCACAATTTGAAATAGTTTTTCCAAAAAGACCTAAAAAAAATGAAACATTCATCCCTACTAAACCTTTCTCAAAGAAGAATGTAATACTTTCTTTATTTTCATCAACTTTATCAAGATTTAAAGTTTTTCTTGTATCTCTTCCATTGTCCCTGCCATTGAAGTATTTATAGCCTTGGAAATACTTCGATAATTTTACTTGATTAATCATTTTTTTCAATCTCCTTTAACCATGAATCTTCTATCCCAAAATTTAAGGATATAATTGTTCCTGGAAAAAAATTTTTTAGTTTAAAAATATTTTTTCTAACTTGTTCTTTAAAAAAATTATTATTATCATTAAAGATTAATATACCTTTATTATAATATTTTTTATCATTTATATCAAATTGTATTTTTGTATTTCCACTTATGAGAGTAAAGGTAGGCATAATTCCTTCTTTTGTTTTTAAAGAAAAAAAGAAATCAAAAACTGCTTTCATTCCAGTCCCTCTTATTTCTCCATTTTTTTCATATTCTCTACTTATTTTAAATTGTAAAGCATAAAGTGTACAAAACATTTCTTCAGTAAAATCTTCAGAAAACTCTCCATTTTGCATTTTGTAAGTTTTAATCATCTCATTTAAAGTTTCTTTTATATCTTTTGAGTTATATTTTATACCTTGATAAAATGTGTCTCCAAAATTTATGAACGATAAATTTATTTCTCCTATATCTTTTTTAAAAAAACCTGTAATAAAATATTGAGAGTATTCGTCACCCAAATGTTCTTTAGAATTTGTCAATATTTCTCCAACTAAGCTATTAATACAGTTATATCCAAAAGGACTTAATATTTTACCTTTTTCTTTTTGAGAGTTAGATATATAATCACTTATATATGTGCAATTATCTTTTAATGGGTCAAGTAGAATATCCCCATGAATTCCTAATTTTAACATTTTTATAAGTTCAACTTCACTTTTTCCACCAGCTATTAGGTTGAAAGGCTCTATCCCCAAAGCATAACTAGTAATTTCTTCATCTTCACCACATATATGCCTGAACAAACTATTTCCCCATAACAGTGCATTTATATTTTCTTTCTTTGGATTTGTTCCTAATATAGTTTTTTTTCTTTTCCCTTCTTCTTCACAATTAATTCCGATAATAAGAAACATTAATGTGAATAATGTAGCTGAACTTAGATCAATATCTTCACAAACTTCCCAAGATATGAATACTGTTTTTTTATGTATAATTTTATAAGAAAATAAAATTTTTTTAAAGAAATCAATAGTTTCATCAGTGTTTTCTATAAAAGATAAAACTCTAGGTACTTCCAGAAAATATTTGTTTGATTTTACTTTTTTGTTTATGAGCCAACCTTTTCTTTCTAAAAAATTTATAATTTCCATTTTTCTTTCCTTTTTTATTTTATAATATTATTATAAATGTAAATGAAATAAAAATCAAATATAATATTAATAAGATAAAAAATAGGGGCAGGATAAAATCCCACCCCATTACTTGATGAACTTTCTAATCTCTTCCATATCTTTTTTTAATTCTGTTTGGTCCTTTTGCATAGACTCTAATTGGTCTGCTATTTTTTGCATTGTATTTCTAAATAACTCAAAAGTTCTACTATCTTTCCATAAAAAGTAAAGTAGTAGCCCCCCAGCTATTCCATACTCTTTTAATATATTACCTATAATTTCAAAAATTTTTTCAATCATATAAACCACCTACAACCTTAATACCTTATACCAATGATTATAATACTCTCTAGCTTCTTTGGTCCTGTCAATTATAGCTCTATCCTTGTATCCCTCATTTTGCAATTTAGTTTTCCAGGATGTTTCCCCAAAACATTTAACTGCCATATAAAACTTTCTTCTGGTCCTATTATCTACTCTTGTTTCTTTCATAATGAAATTAAATATTTTATCAGCAAGAGTACGATTAATACCTGTATTATTATATGTAGAATATAAATAATCATGGATAACTGCTGCCTTGATGTATTTTCCGAATGGGTTATACAGCCATTGTAAAGAATGAGGTACTGATGCCCCATCCGTTATAAAAGATTTGGGTACTCTTATCAAGTACCCATTTACATCATAAACATACTCTTCTAGCAAAATTGCCTTACCATTTGAAATTGGTTCCAGGATTAATTTAGTTTTCTCCATCTTCCTCATTTCCTTTGATATCTATTTTTCTTCCTGTTCCAAAAACATTAGAAAACTTTTGTAGTGTTGTTTCTATGATATCTACCATTCTTTTTCTGCTTAAAAATTTTCTAATTATAACTCTTGCTATAAATGGTAGGCTATTTGTTCTTTCTATTATAAATGTTACTGCTCCATCTAGCTTTTTAAGATTATCTCCATAATTAAAAGAAGTTTCAGCATACACTACTGCATTATCAAAAATTTGTACATACTTCTTTCTGTTATAAATCATATAAGCAACTATAACAGCGGCTAATAGTATCCACCCCCATTGTTCCCAAGTAAATCCTGTTAAAAATGCCCATAATTTTAAAATTAATCCAACTACTAAATCTTTCATAAGTAAAACCTCCTAAAATTTTTATTTTTTTATAATAAATTTGTCTGGCCAGACTTTTTATTATTTAAAAGCAATTTTATCCGCTCCTTTGATTTGCCAATGTGGAGCATCCTTAAATAATTTCCAACAATTTCCACCCCATTCAATTCCATATTTTTCTAAAAGTCCTTTCTCTTTTGCAACATTATAAATATCTTGATAGTAGTGAAAATCTTTCCAACTTCCTTTGTACTCGCCATTCACAATTACACCAATATCAGCCGCATAACCTAGCCCATCAAATTTAATCTGATGGTTGGATTTTAGCCTATACCCGTCTACTTTAGTTACTTTAGCCCCAGGAGCAGTTCTGCCTTTTTGGTATAGCCTATTCTGCTCTTCTGCTGTTCTAACTCCAGCAGTTATCTTAAAGTTCCAGGGACTTATTTTTATAAGCTCTGCCATAAAATTTACCAGGTTTGGATGCACCCCTTTCAGCATTTTTAAACTTGTTTCTGATAATGTATACATTTAAAATCACCTCCTAAAAATGACCTCGTGAGAGCTTGTTTAAGCCAATAAAAAAAAGGTAGCTATATAAAACTACCTTTAATAATCTTAATCCCATTTAATAGCTTCTAATTCCTTAACCGTTTTAACCGCTTTTATTTTCTTAGTTATAGCTGTATATTTGTTTTGAGCAGCAATAACTCTCAATATCCAAGAGAAATAAAATTGATTTAATTCTCCCAATGGGATGGGTACAACAGAATTATCTTTTAATCTCCATTGTGTATTTAAAGATTTTAGAAACTGCTTTAATTTCCCAGCTTTCATTGCTTCTTTTATTTTTGCTTCCAATTCCTCATTTATAGAAATATTTAAAGCCTCTAATGCTTGTTTAATTACGTCATAGTCTTCTGTTTCACCAGCTAAATCAAGTGCTATTTTAACTCTTATGAAATTAATTTCATCATATTCTTTCATCTGAAATACTTTTCCATTATGTTCATAACTTCCAAACATTTTATCTAAAAGAACATCTCTAAACTTATGCCTAAAAGTTCTCTTAACCTCTTCCATATTTATATCCCAAGTATGAGTTGAGACATTCCAAGTATGATAAGAACTTGGCTGAGGAATAGACTTTAATTTCTTATCTTCAATATATTCTCCTGGGGCAAGCTGAACTTCTATACCTTCTTCTATGAGCTCATCTCTACTCATTTCTCTTATAGAGTTTGTTGCTGAATCATAAGTTGGATATTTAAAACTTTCATTTCTTTCAATAGCAATATAATCCGCTGGATTTAGTTCAGGATAATCTAAAAATAGATTGTTCCCCATAAAATTTTTAACTTCCTCAGCAGTTAAGTTAACCGTAAATGCAAGTTTTGATTTTTTTTCTTTTGAATAAATATAAAACATAATTTGTTCTCCTTTCAAAAAATTTTAGTATTTTTAGGTTATCTGTTCCATCACAGATGGACTTTAAAAATGTGTATAGATTGGAAAATTTATACACAACTAAAGAGGAAAAAACAAAGCTAAGTTTAGCACAAATTAATAATGTAAATCTAAATACTATTACAGAACCAGGCTTTTACACTTCATCTGGATGGAGTAATAATATTGTAAATCTCCCAGCAGAATTAAATCATAATGAAGGAAGAGCCTTTTATTTGCTTGTTTTTGCCTTAGAAAATGGAGCTTATTGCCAACAAATTTTATACAGTTTCAAAGGAATTATTTTTTATAGAGCTATAACTGGGGTTAATTCTACTTTTACACAATGGAGAAAAATTTGATTTTTATACTTTTTTACAAAAAAGAGTTAATACATAAGAACGAGAAGATCTTGATGTTGAATAAACTACTGTTATATCTTGATTTCCTCTTTCATAATCAAATCCTATTGGCTCATTAATTTGAACATTATCTTTCCAAAAGATAGTAGCAGTTAGAATTTCATAACCTGAGGGAGCTGTGTATTTTACATGAACTTGATTTCCACTCTCAATATTAGAACTTGATTGATATGTAAAAATTTTTAGTTCATTAAAGTTTCCCGAAAAAGAATTTTGATAAGTACCTTCTGATTTGAAACCAATTAGATTTTCCAATCTCTTACGATTTTCCCATATAGACAACTCTTCAAAATTGCCGTCTGGAACACTCACTCTTCTGTTTTGCGCTTCTTTACAAATATAGAATTTTTTGTTACCTGGAAAATAGTAAACATTACCCTTTACTGCTTCTGTTAATGGAAATTTTTCATCTTCTTTTCCAAGTGCAGAAACTACTCTGTCATCAATTTCTTGAGCTGTTCCTGTGTATCCGCCCTTTTGAGTATAATTAGCTTCTAAGAATTCTTTTGTGATGTACAGTTCTTTTCCAGACCCTTCCACAATTATTGATTGAGCATTAGATGCTATTAAGTTTAGCTTTAATTCTATCTTAAATGGCCCGTCTGTCTCAGGAGGTATCCAAGAAGTTTCATCTCCATCATTCATATAATAGTACATTATTTCTTGCCTGTTATCGTTAACAAACACTCCTATTTCTCTTGGATAATACCCTGTTCTAAGACTTACATTATCTATATTTGTTGTCAAAATAGCTGTGTCATGTTCCTGGTTTAAAGTCAGAATTCCTTTATCAACTTTTTGATTAATTAAATGCTCTAGTTCTGCTGGGTTATCATAGTTATCTAGTCTACCATCACCTATTTTAATCTTAGAAAAGTTAATAGGCTTGTTCTCTGCTTGAATTTTAGCCAAGTATTCTCTACCTTTTTTAGTTATCCCATTAAATTTCATTTAGTCATACCTCCTATAACTTGTTTATATGCTTTTATGTAAATAGCATTATTTACAGTAAAGTCTTTCTTTTTATTTTCCTTAGTTGCTAGCAAAGTTATTTCCTTAAAGCCTGATATGTAGTATTTTGATGTGTTTATTTGCTTAAGCTCTATATAGTCTAAGTGGCTTCTAACATTCTTATTAGCTTCTATATTTTCCATTAATTCTCTATACTCTTCTGAATCTGTTATTTTCTTATCCGTATAGATTCTAAAAGTACCAGGTTTACCATTATAGTCAGTCCATTCTTTCACATTAAAGCCTTTATACAATAGACCACACATGTCTTTTAATACCTTAGTTGTTCCCATATTAATCTTAGAAAATATAGCTCTTTTAACTATTTTTTTCTTTTCTTTAAGAGTTGCATTTTTAGTGTAGATAGAGTATTCCCATAAGAGCATATTAATTTCTTGCTCATTCATCAAATCTATAATCTCTAGCTTCTTTAATTCACTATTTATAATAGAGTTTCTACCTCTCAAGACGAAGTCTATAGATTCATAAATCCATCTTGTTGTCACATCATCTAATGTAGATATTGCTGCGATATCCGTTAATTTCAAGTCATCTATTAATATCATATGTCTTCAACTCCTAGATAATTGACTACTACACTAGCATTACATTTAGCAAACTGATGCGGCTCTAGCTTTGTATAAGTTGGAGAAGTGATAACAGTTCTTTTTACTCCAGCAAGCTTTAATTTTTTAATTAACTCGTCAGGTATGATGTCCCTTCCTAATTTATTTTTTTGCCATTCTATGTATTCATTTACTGCTGTTTGTACCTTAGCTTTTATTGAGTTAATGCTAATTTCATCAGCTTTATTTATGTAATAATCAAACTCAACTTTGTAGTCTATTACATCTGGACTTTTAATAGTGACTTTATCTGTTAAAGGTCTTATTTCATCTGAGTTTACAACTTTTAAAACTTGGTTTTTCATTTCTTGAGTAGGCACTCCATCTTTTGTAAGTACATATATATCAACTTCACAAGGCTTTGGACTTTTAACTGTCACATCTACTATCTCTGGAGATGTAGATAATGCCCAGAACACATAAGCCCCTTCAGATCCAGCAACAGAAAAAGAGTCAGGGACAAGTCTTAATCTTTTTCTATATACTTCATCTTCTTCCAAGTCTGTACCGCCATTAGAAATGGAGATATTTTCCACTTTAGAAAAGTAAGGATATAAGTCAACCATTGTATTGATATGTCCAACAGGAATATTATTTCCTATTGTTCCTGGTGTTTTGCATGTAGCAATTCCATCTACAAATAAAGTATTTTCTGCTATAGAATACTCTTCATTTGTCTCAAAATAAAGGTTATTATATCTGATTAAGCTCCCTTTTGGGATAACTATTTTCTTTTGCTTAGTAGATATGATAGAAAATCTAAAAGTAGCTTTAGCATATTGCTCTTCTAGTCTTAACCCTCTATCTCCATACCTATCTCCCAACAGGTCTAATCTGTAATCTCTAGCATATTTTAAGTAATTTTGCTTCAGATTATCATTGTAGTTCTCTTCTCTCATAGCTATAAGATAAGCAACACTAGCAAAGATTAAGCCCTCGGGCGAGTGTTTAGAGATTTTTCTTCCACTAAGTTCTTCAAACTTTTCTTGCATTTGCTGTCTTAGTTCTTCAGCATTAGCATCGATTATTTCATAAGTATCTTCATTCATATAATCACCTCTATTTCTAGCATTATTTCTAAGTCATTATTTTCTAACTTTAAATCTAAATTTTTAAGCAGTGCCCTTGGTTCATACTTCTTTAAATTAGTCATTAGTAAGCCTATAAGCTTATTCTTAATAACAGGAATGTTCTTATCAACCATATCACTATCTAAAGAAAAATCTCTCATTAACGGCTGTTCTTCTTTTGTAACTCTTAGAATCATATGTACATTTCTCACCACATCTTCTATCTCATTTTTTGGATTGTAATTTATATCATCTCTAGAATTTATCAAATATATCATAACTTAAACACCTTCTTTTGTAGATTTTTTACAGTGTCTTCATACTCAACTCCAAGAATAGTTTTAGCTGTTTGTCTGTACTCTATCTTTTTTTGATACTGTAAAGGGTCATCTACATACTCCAGCAGTGTTATATCCAAATTGATATAATCGAACTCTCCAGTAACTGCATTAAAATGTGATAATGTTTCTTCAATCCCCGTTATCAAAAATGGAAACTCTCCTATGACATGATACCCAAGAATTAAAGGAGCGAATTTTCCTAACTCCATAAAATCTTTTAGCATTTGTAAATGCAGACTGGGTGCTTTAGTAAGACCTGCTATTAACTCTATTGATAAGCTAACTTCCATAAGTTCTCTACCTTGTTGTCTTACTTTACCAATTCCATAAATAGGCTCATGTTGAGTTATTTTAGCTTTTCTACTTCTTGATAATTCTTTCTTTAAAGAAAATACATTTAAATCACTAGCATAAAAAACTATATCACCTAAGCTTCCTATCATGATGGACCTCCTGTGTTACCACTTCCTGGTTGTATTCCTGAGTGAGTATGCGTATTAAGATTAATGCCATCTAACATAGCGGTACCTTTAGTATCTGTATTAGATTTAAAAGTTGTATCTCCTTCTACTATTAGTGTCTTTTTAATCTCCACATCTGCTGTAATAACTACTTTTGCGATAGGCGATAATGTCAAAACTCCATCTTTGTAAGAATAGAATCCTCCATCTGAGAATGTCCTTTTTACTTCTCCTTCTCCAATTTCTGATGCTCTCATAGGGCAACCTAAGATGTAACCTTGCTCCATCATATCTGGTAATGATAGGACTATAACTGTTTGCCCCTTCTCAAGATGATAGTTATCTGAATGTGATTCCGAGAATGGAACCAGGATATTTAACCAATCTGAAATCTTGTTATCTCTATCAGGAAATATAACTCTTGCTTTACCATTAGCTATGTCTATATCATTCACTTCCCCTTGCTTCAAGATATCCAGCATTCTTACTCACCACCTTTTTTATTTTTAATCTTATTTGCTTTTTTTGTTTCTCTTTCTTTTTTCCTAGCTTTTGTAGTCTTGGCTTTTTCTTTTTCAGCCTTCTCTTTTTTAGCCTTATCTATTGCTTTTGCTCTCTCTTCAGCATTTTGTCTAGCTCCAACTTTGTATGCCTCAATATCACAAGAATAGTCTCCATCGATATTGTGTGTAACTTTATCAATTACATATCTCCCAGCAAATCTACCAAAGCTATCATCCAGTTCTATAATGCAACCTGCACAGTATTTAACATCTCCATCAACTGTTAAGTTTATAGAGTATTCTTGCTTTAAACTATCCTTTAAAGTTTTCTCGGCCACTTTCTTAGCTTGAGATTTTCCTTTAGTTTTAATCTTTTTTGTCTTAGATTTTTTAACTCTTTTTTTAGTTTTTGTCTTATCAGCTTTCTCTTTAAAAGCTATATATCCCCCGTCATCAAGCATTTTTTACCTCATTTCTCTTCTCAAGTTCTTCTTTTGTAATTGTCTCAACAATGTGTTTCTTTTTATCTGCATCATAATAACTAACTTCAACTTTATCGTAAATACCCTGATTTTTCTTCTTTAGTGTAAAGCTTCTAATACGAAAATCTTTAATATTAAAGGTATCGATATTATCGTTATCAATTAATGCATCATCATTAAAGACTATTAGCTTATCATCAGTAACTTTCAAACTTAGAGCTGTTTCAGATAGGACTCTATTTAAAAAACCTAAGTCTGTTTCTCTATCCTGGTCTAGTCTATCAAAAAAAGCATTTTCACAATGTAGCTCATAGTCTAATTCATGCTTAACCGCGATTTTAGATAACAGTTCTGATAGAGTTATTTTCTCCCAAGCTACACTATTAACTTGCTCTCTAATAGTTTGGTCAAGAGGTAATGCTAGGCATTTGAGTGAAAGTCTTTGATTATTAAAAGTAGGTTCATCTACATAGAAAATCCCTAAATCCAGGAACTTAGATATCCCATTTTCATTCTGCTGGATCCCCACTAAGAGTCTTGAATTTTCATCAGGATACCATTCATTAAGCCATCTATAATCTAAATTTTCCAGGTCTAACTCTAAATCATCTACAGCATTTTTTGAGTTATCTGTGCAAGTCATAGAAGAGATACTAGGCTGTATTTCTTCAGTTATATCTACTCCTTCATAGAAAACTAATATCTTTATATTTCTTGCTATCCCATTTCTATCAGCCTCCTTTTTGCAATAAAAAAAAGAGCAGATATTTCACCGCTCTATAGTTTAACTTTTTCTTGTTCTAAGCTTCTACTTCATATCCTTCATAAGTATACACTCCTATAATATCTGAATTAGTAGAAAAGTGAAGGATGTATACAGTATTCCTTATCTTTTTTATTACCTTAAAATTAGATATTTTCCCACTTACACCTTCAAAAATCATGTCAGATTCTTTAACTTTAACCTTAACATTTTCTTTCAATTCTACTGTTTCTTCTTCGCCATTAGCTATTCCAAAATAATCTACCATATAGATACCCCCTAATAAAATTATAATACCTATTGTACTATAAATTATACATAAAATCAATAATGTTACATTATCTTTTCCAAGGTGGTAATTTAGATGTTTCTACAGCACTTGTGATAGGTGTAATTTCAGGTACTATGATAGGAATATTAGAATCAAATACAGCGATAGATAGTAAATTAAGATTAGCTCTCATAAGTTGATGGAAATACTGTTCTGACCCATATAATTTATAACTTATCAAGTCCCAGGTATCTCCACTAACCGTCTTATAAACTTTTACTTTTTTCATACTATCGCCGTCCTTCTTTTCTTACTTTGCATTTCTTCAAGTACTCTTTTAACTTCTCTAGCAATATCTGTAGCACTTCCAGAACTACCATTAATGTTGATAGTTATTGTATCTCCACCCACAACTGTTCTTGAGTCATTTGAAATACTTCTAATTCTATCTTTTAGCGATGATACTCTTGAAGACAAAGAGCTTCTAGTTTGTGAATTGTTAAGAATTCTAGCTCCACGAGGTAAATTAGCCATAACTGGAGAATTTACTAGGTAAGAATTATTATTCATTTCTACTAGCTCTGCTCCTCTTTCAGCAAGAGTTGTAAGTCCACCTCCAAAATAATTTGTACCAGAATAATTTTGTGGAATAGCATTATCTTTTTTGCCAAACCAATTGAATGGGTTTAATTTAGAGCCTAAGGATTTTAAATCTTCCCATTTATTATGTAACCAATCAAAGAAACCTTTAAATGCATCCTTTATTTTATCAATAATAGCAGCTCCACTCTCTTTTAATCCATTCCAAGCCTTAGCACCAATATCTACCAAAGCATTAAATTGACCTTTTATCCATTCCCAAACACTTGAAAAAGTATTTTTAATAGCTTTCCATACAGCATTAACCATATTTCTAAACCATTCACATTTTTTATATAAAACTACAAATATAGCAATAACAGCTACAATTGCAGCTATAATAAGTCCTATTGGATTTGCTGTAAGAGCTATTCTTAAAGCGGTACCTACCATTTTTATAACAGTTATGAATTTTCCGCCTAAGAATTTCCCAATCTTCATAAACGTTCCAAATAGTTTTGAAGCTAGAGGAAACATTCTTTTTAATGCAAACAAAAGTCCACCTTTACTTTTAAATGCCCCGAATTTATACAACCAGCCAACACCTTTTGCAAATGGACCTAACAATATTTTGTTAGCAACACCCATTCCCAAATTCATAGCTGCAAATCCAGCAACCATCTTAACTATAAAAGCTACTAGCTTAGGATTTTCTTTTATGAAATTAGCTATCTTTCCTGCAAATTCTTTAAAAGTATTTAAAGTTTCTTTAAGTTCAGGAGCTATGCTCTTTCCAATATCTGCAAGAGCATTAAAAACATTATTTCTAAACATCTTTAATTGATTAGATAAAGTGTTTATTCTGTCTTCATACTCTCCATTAACTCTTTCATTTTCAGATACAGCTTGTTTTGCTTTGTCTAGTTTTTCCTTAACTCCATCTAAGTTTTCAGATAATACCGATAATCCGTTGATTACAGATTTATCACTTCCAAAGATATCACTGATTAAAGCTGACTTGTCTGCGACATCTGAATTTTTAATTCTTTCTAGTACTTTTAAGATAGTACCTTCAGCATTTTCAGCCATTTCTTTGTTTATAGTTCTAGGGTCAAATCCTAGATGTTTTAATGCAGCTGCTTTGTTCTTAGTATTAGCTCCTTGTGATAACTCAGAATACAATTTCCCTAAAACTGTACTTGTCTGTTCTGCAGTTACTCCTGTAGAAATAAGAGATGTAGCAAATGCCATATTAGATTCTTTAGATAAGTTTATAGATTTAGCAAATCCTCCAGTTCTTGCTGATACATCAGCTAGTTGTGCAGCAGTAACTGAGTAGTTGTTAGACAACATATTTAGTGTATCCATATAAGAGAATAATTCATCTTTAGATAAATTTAATTGCTCTTTTGTTTTCGCTAAAAATGTCCCTGCTTCATCAGTAGAAATATCAAACGCTACTTTCATTTTACCAGCCATATCAGTATAAGCTACAATATCCTCACCTTTTATTCCTGATTGTGCTAAACTACCTGCTATTTGATTTACTTCTATTTGAGATAAAGGACTATTTTTAGATATCTCAGCTAATTTATCATAATATTTTTCGGCTTCTTTTCCTAAAATTTTTCTTAAATCTGCTTGAGACTCTTCTACATCCATATAAAATTTAACAGGTATAGCTAGTGCAGCTCCTGTTGCTAATCCTGTTTTAATTTGTTCACTACCCTTTTGAGAAAATTTACTTCCTAAATCAGAGATAGCTTGTGCTTTGCTTAAATCTTTTTTTAATTTTTCCTGTTTCTCAAGTTCATCATTAACTTCTTTTAATTTCTTTTTATATCCCTCTAATTTTATGCTCTCTTTTTCTAATTCACTTCTTGCAGCTTGAAAGATGTGCTTTTGTCTTTCTTTTTGTTTATTAAGTTTTTCAACATGTTTTTCAGCATTTTTTATTTGTTCTTTAAATTCTGCAGTAACATTGTTTGATTTTAAATATGCTTTTCTTAAACTTTCTAAATTTTTAGCTGCTTTATTGTATTCTGAATTAGCATTTTTATATGCCTCAGCAACCTTGTCTAAACTTTCTAATTTTTTTTGCGATTTCACCAAATCTTCTGTAGAGTCTTTCACATCTTTCATAGCTTGGGTTGCTTTAGATAGTTCTGTCATAGCTCCTGCTGCTCCTGCTACACTCATTTGCCAAACTAAACTCATATCTTTTGACATTCTGCCACCTCCTCATTTATTTTGTTGACTTTTAAAAGTAAATATTATATATTATAAAAAACAATAGGGAAAAGGAGGTATTTTAGTGAATAACAAAGAAATTATATTTAAAGGTTTTAAAAAATCACCTTTTTTATTTAGCTTTTGTGTTTTGGGTATGATACTTCTGACAACTTTATTTTTAATTCTAACTCCAATAGGCTGGTTAATTTTAGCAGGTTTTTATGGAGCTTTTACAGATGGTTCCACTTTTCAAAAAATTATATCTATGGTATCAATAATTATATATATTTTTGGAACTCTAACATTAATAGATACAATATGTAATAACACACCATAAGAGGCTAAACCACAGCCTCTTTTTTAATCTTCTTTACTTTGCCTTTCTTCCTCTTCCTCAACTAGCTTATTAGCCCTAGCTATCCAGTAATCAAGTTCATACAAGCTACAATCCAACATTGAATCATAGCTCATATTTACTTTAAAATAATTTAGAACTCTTAAAAGTTCAGTTATCATATCCAGATAGATTAAGCACCAATTTCCTCTGTTGTTTCCCCTGTAATATTCTTCTGAGCCTCTTTGTCTTCCCAACCTTGACTCAAAAAACGCTTTACCCCATTCACCACCTTCAAGTAGTCAACAGATATTAGATTTAATAAATCTCCATATTTAACACCAAGAGCTTTTGCTGCTACTGTTACAGCCCAAGAATCTTCTAATTCTTTTACAGCTCCTGCATCTTTATTTCTAGCTTTAAACTCCTTTTCACACTGCATAAAATCTTTACCAGTCATTTCTTCAATATGTATATCCAATTCTTCAAATTCTTTTCCACTAAAATTGTATACTTGTGATAATTTTACTTTCATTTACTCCTCCTTAATTTAACCCTAAATATCTTCTAACCGCTTCATTAGCTAACCCATGAATAACATTTACATTATTAAGTACATCTATTTCTATAACTGTTTTTCCGCCAATTTCTAACTTATAGTAAGTAACAGACAAATCAATAGATGTTTCTAATTTTCCACTAGGTTTCATCTTTAATCCGTCCATTTTCTTAATAAGTCCCTTAAAAGTTGCATCTATACCATAGACATCTGCTCCGTGAGATTGTCTATTTGTGGCTTGTGCTGCACCTTTACATTCAATCAAAATAGATTTTTCATTATTGATTTCAAGTACTGACTCATCAACACAATCCATTTTTATTTTAGCTTCCAACTTTTTAAAATGCCCCATTAAAGGTACTTCTAATTCTGCTGTTAATCCCATTTGTTCTGATGTAACTGTATCATACTCAATGTTAGGTAATTCAACTTCTGAAATACCTGCTAAATCATTAGAACCATTAAAATATGTTTCAGCATCTATCAGTGCATTTGGTATCTTCTTTCTTGCCATTTTTACCTCCTTATTAAGCTGTTAAACTTTCAGCAAATTTTTGTAAAGCATCAACATCATAAACTTTCTTAAATGTTATGGATTTTGCTCCTGGTATTATTCCAAGGTCAATAGTCCAAGTAATATCTCCATTTATAATATCTATCAGGCTATTATCAGCTGCATAGAAATTAACTTTTGCAGATAATAATTGATCTGCTGCAACAAGTGCATTAAGTCTAATATTCATTGATTTTTTCATTGTTTCTGCCATTTTTAAAGTAAACTTTTTGTCAACATTACCAAAATAAGATATTACAAGTTCATTTCCTATATATTTAAACATTCTACGACCATAAATAAATTTATCTTTTGGGTCAGTTGCTAATGGGTTCTTAGCTGTTTCACTTCCCCAACATCTCCATCCTTTAAAATTAATAGCAGTAACAACTCCATTTTTATTTAAGAAATTAGCTTGTTGTTCCTTATCTAATCTTACTTCCTCATATTTCCCACTTGTATTTTTCCACACAAAAGCATCCATTTTATATGAGTAATTAGATGGTCCTTGACTAGGTACTCCATTATTTTCTCCATCTACTTTCATAGATAAAGCTGCATAGTGAATAGATTGATAATATACTTCTCCTGAAAGTTTAATCTTTCCATATAAAATAACTTGGTCATTACTTAAAATATTATTAGTTTCTTTCCATTCAACCAATTCATTATATTTCTTATCAATAGGAGCATTAATTAAAGCCATAGCTTCAAACATTCCACCATTCAAATTTTTAGACTTAGTTTCCATAATAGCTGCAACATCACTTTCATGAGAAAAATCAGGAACATCTATAAAAGCAGGTAATTCCGAATATTTTAGGAATATCTCATTAACTAACTCTAACCCAGTTCTTTTCATTGTTGCACTGTCAAAACCACCTATTGCTTCTGTTTTAGTAACTTTTGATAAATCAACTTCTTCATATTCAACATCAATATTATTTCCAGCTACTGTTGCATATATTTCTAATCCTTTTGATGTATAAACTGTTCTTGCATCTGAAATAACTTGTTTTCCAGCACTATTTTTAACAACAACAGTTTCAGGAATTATCTTATGACTTGGAATTAATATTTTTCCTCTTTCAAGTGCTTTATTTTCCAAAGTTTTCTTTGCTGATCTATGCTTAGTTAAATCTAAAATATTTACAATATATAATGGTGCTACTGCATATAACTCAAAAAATACTTTTATTGCTTGTGATATAGAAAAATCTAAATCATAAGTATCTCCAAAATATTGTATAGCTTCCTGATAAGTTCCCACTCTTACCACTTCATTAACTTTTCTGTTTTCAGCTTTTACCTTATGAATTGGTGCTGTTCCAACTATAAAATGCCCATAGTCTAAAACTACTGGTAATTGAAAAGCCGTTGCTCCTTCTTGTTGATATGTACCATGTTTATAGCCCATTTTTACCTCCTATTTCATCAACAATAGAATCAAAATATTGAGAATTTTTATCTATCTTTGGATAATCTTCCACAGGTATTAATATCTTTGAAAGTAAAGGATATTTCTCAATAAGTTTTTCTATATCTTCTCCATAATAAACAGTTCCTTTTATAAAAAGAAACTCAGGTAAATCTAAGTTTTTACCTACATAAATATATTTTTTCATTTTCCACTCCTTCCTAAAAGTTTTGCTATTTTCCTATTAATTATTTCAGAAGTATCAGGTATTCCGAATACTCTAAATCTGCAAACAGAATAAAAATAAGGCTCTGCTTCTGATGTAAAGTATTCAATAGAAAATGGAAAAGATTGGTCTATTGCAAATTTTCCATCTACTGTACTCTCATTCAGAAACTCTTTTTTCAAATAATCTCCAATAGATAAATTGCTTAAATAATCTTCTTCTTTATCCATTTTGCTACCTAACCATACTTCTAAATCTACTGGTACATCATAACTATCTATCCCATTCCTAGTCTGTTCAAACTTAGTAACCCTCAAAACAGCAAAAGGAAAGAGATCTTTTTCACTCTTTCCTTCTTCTCTATCCTCATGATTTACTTCTGGTAGAAGTCCATGATATACAGTTATATTTCTATCCTTCAATTTCTCAACTAAGAAATCAAATATTAACTTTTCTACTTCAAGAATCATAAACCTATCACCCTATCTATTTCATGTTCTAATCTCATTCTAAACTTTTCATCTGCATAGCCTTGTAAATATTCCAATATTGATAAATTACCAAGCATTTGAGGAGCTGAAACAGACATTAATCTTTTTATAGTTTCTCTTTTTCTACCATTTTTTGTAATAAATCTACCAGTTCTTTCAAAAGCTCCTAATTTTCCACTATGATATGCTATAAAAGCATTTGGTAAAGATTTTAAACCGTCTTTCTTAACAGCTACTTGAACTATTTTTCCTTTTTTTCTTGTCTTAGGATTTAGCTTAAAATGGTCTAATCCAATAACTTTACCACTACTTATAATAGATCCCAGCAAATTATTTTTATTAGTCTTAAAAATATTTATACTGCTACCTAATTTACTTCTTTGAGAATAGTAAGACTCCATTGTCTTTCTAATTTGCTCAGTTTTTACCATTTCAAGTGAACGATTAATAGCTCTTGAAATACAAGCAGGCAACTCACTTTCATATTTTCCAAGCGTATTTATTATTTCATTTATTCCTGTTGTTTCAAGTTTTACTCCTATCATTTTTCATCATACCTCGTTAAATCTATTTCAAGTAATCCCATATCTTCCTTAGTTTCTTCAACATAGTACCTAATTCCATCAACTAAAATTTTTTCCCCAGAATGTGGAGGGAATTTAAAAAAGGACTTCTCTATAAATAGTGTTAGCCCTTCCATAAATATTCCCTCATTTTCTAAGGATTTATTTCTATTCTTTTGTTTGTTTTGGAATCTTTCTTCATCTAAAATACAGATAGTTTCTTTTTTTCCAATAGTATGCTTATCTCCAAATTCTTCTAAATTTAGAAATACTCCTGAAATATCATCTGCAACAATATCTTTAAAGCCCATAGCTATCACTTTTTACTTTTAGAGTTTTTAGAAGATTTGTTTTCTTCCATTTCTTCATTTTCAGAATTTGTTTCTTGAACTTCCTCTATTTCAGTTACTTCCTCAGTTTCAACAAGTTCAAGATTTTTAACTCTTTCAATAATTTCTGTTTCTGCAATATCTACTATTTCTCCTGGATTGTAAACAATTCCAGAATAAATAAGAGCTTGTTTAACTTTTAATTTCATAGTATCCTCCTATTTTATTTTTAGAACTTTTATAGCATCAATATCAAATGGTACAGGCAATGGTCTTGATTCTGTTCTAATTTCCAAAGTATTTAGTTTTGTATCCTCATCTTCAAAAGGTACTCTTTCAGCAACTATAACCCCCTTAGCAATATCTGCTGCTGGACCATAGTGTAACACATTATTAGATGGTGCAAATAATACTTTACCCTCTGGAATCATTTTTTTAGTATCATAAGTTACTCCATCATCTTTTAAAACTGAATGTTGAGTTTGATAAGAATATATTGGAATGTTATAAGGTGCTAAGATTCCTATAAACATTGCTCCACTTGCTAATTCTTTTGGATCTATTTGCCCAAAGTTAGCATTCTTAATATCCAGTAATTTAGCTATTTTTTCATTTTGTGTAAATAATCTAGCTGCAACTGGATCCATCACTATGTGTTCAATTTTTTGTCCTGTTGTTTCTCCTATTAAAGTTATTACACTTTCAATATCTCCAACAATATCAGCATTTGGTTGAGTCCATAAAGTAGATGGAGTAATTTCTTGGATAGATCCATATTCTATCTTATCTTCAACACCTTCTCCCTTTACAACAACTGAACCTTTAAATAACATATCAATGCACATTAATTCTTCTCTTCTTGAAATTTGTTCTTCAAATTCAGCAAATGATTCACCAATTAACTTAGCTTTCTTTTCTTCTGGTGATATTCCTCCGTAAATTGTTTCTCCTGCTGATTTAGCAAAGTAAATTTCATTTGCAGAGAATGTTCTTTTTGGGGCTACCTTTGGAGCACTATAATATTTAGAAGCATAACTTCTTTTTACTACTTCTGTTCCTGGTATTAATTCAGATACAAAAGGAGCTACTAATTGTCTTCCTTTTCTATATTCAATTTCCCATTTTGGATATTCATGTGTCTCATGTTTACCAAAAAATATATCTCTAATAAATGTTTTTGGTTTTATAACTGCTTGATCATATACTCCTAAAAAATCAATTAATACCGCCATTAATATCTACCTCCCAATTCTTTTACTATTATTCCTTTTTCTCTTGCTTTTTTAATAAAATCTGCTTTTACTGTTGCTGATTTTATCTCTAAACCTTCATAAATAACCTCGCCAAATACCACAACAGTTGTCTTAGTTTTAGCTGCTGTTCCATCTGCATTTTCTAAAACAATTCCAAATAAATCACTACCGTCTGACAATTCTGCTTCTGAATTTATAGCTTGACCTCTTGTAACTTTTTTACCTTGTGGCACTTCCAATTCCATAACCTTATGTCCTGTTCCACTTAATATTTGGTCTACTCCATATTTTTTACCATCTTCTATAAAACTCATTATTTCCCTCCTGTCTTTTTATTCATATATTTTAAAATATTAGTAACAGATATTCCAGCAACTGCTCCACTAGATTCATCTTTTAGTGGTGCTACTGGAATTGCTATTGCTTGACTTTCAGTTATTATATTTTCCAAAGTATTTTTATTTTTTAACTTTTTCAAATTTAATATTTTCAATGCTAAATTTGCTGCATCAATAGGCTCATTAAACTTTGCTGTATTAATAATTTCATCATAACCAGCTACATCTAAATCTTCTATTTCTTGGATTCTTTTTCTTTCTGAAATAATACCTTGATTTAGAATTTCTTGGTATATTTCAGGATAAGAATTTATAAATTTTTCAACAGTCATCTCATCTTTTATATTCTTAGGAGATACGGCTGGTCTTGAATTAGGGAAATTCTTAAATTTAGAAATATCAAAAGCTAAACTATTTACTATTAATAAATTATTAACATTTTGAGGTTTTTCCATTTCTCCAACTATTTCATCAATAAAGCCATATTCCTTAGCTTCTTCCGCATTAAACCATTTTTCTTCATCCATAAGAGTCGATAATTCTTCTTTTGTCTTATCTTTGGCTTTTGCTAAGTAAGTTTCTAAGATGCTATCTTTTACTTTGTCTAATAGGATTCCTGTCTTTTCTAACTCTTGTTTATTTCCATAAGCCCAAGTTAATGGATTATGTATCATAAATAAAGCATTTTTTGGCATTTTTACAACATCACAAGCACTAGTTATAATGGTAGCTGCACTTGCAGCAAGTCCATCTATATATGCTGTAACTTTTGCTTTGTGATTTTTCAATGTATTAGCAATAGCCACTGCTGCAAATACACTTCCACCAGGTGAGTTAATATGTAGGTTTATATTTTCAACTTCCCCTAGATTTGCAATATCCTCTTTAAAAGTTTTATCGCAAATATCATCCCACCATTCATCAGAACCAATAGTTCCGTATAAAATCATATCAGCACTATTTTCTTCTTCATTCTTCATTATGTTCCAAAACTTTGTCTTCATCTTTGGCATTTTCAATAATCACTCCTTTTTCATTTAATAATTTATACTCTTTTGCTAAGATTCTTACATTTTGTTCAAAGTCACCTCCATTCAATTCAACAGTTTCTTTTGTTCTAGTAGAAAAACCTTGTTGAACTCTTAATGTACTTGCTTTAACTTCTTTTAATGGGTCAAGTTGTCCTTGACTAGGTCCATTCCATTGAGCACCACTCCAAGCCTTAGTTAATAAAGGGTCTTCTCCATAATTTTTCATCTCTATTCTTCCTAACAGAAAAGCCTCTCTTAACCATTCCTCATAAACTACTTGTGTAAAGTTACTAGCAAACCAATCTCTTCTTTTTCTAAACATTTTCCAAGCTTCTAATAAAGCAGCTCTACTTGCAGAATAACTCGCAGTAAAATGTTTAATTAATAATTCATAAGGAACTTCTAATGCTGCTCCTATTTGTCTTAAAATAGAGGTTACAAAAGGGTCAAACTGAGCATTAGGTCTTCCAGGATTAGTAACATTTGCTTTTTCACCTGGATTCAATGCTTGAACTAAACCAGGAGTCAATTCAATAGTTTCATCATTACCACTATCAATTTGTTCGCTATCATCTAAAACTTCATGATCTGCTATATTAGCTGCCTGTGCATTATCCTTATCACTCTCAATAAATATTGCATACATCCCACTTACTACTGCTGCCATAAGTTCTGCATCTGTATATCTATCTAACTGCTTTAATGCCTCAATTACGGGTGATAGAATAGGTATACCTCTAACTTGTTCGGGTCTTTCAGCTAACATAATATGCAGAATATTTAACTGTTCTTCCTTGCCATAAACTGAAATATACTCAGTTTCTACACTTCCAAAAGTATCTAATGGATGCTTTTTAGCAACATAATATCCAGCTATTCTGTTATTACTGTCAATTTTTACTCCCTCTATAATCGTTTCATCATTTTGCATAGTAGAAGGTGTTAAAACTCTATCAGGTTCAATTATTTGAAGTTTTAAGCTATATGGATTCTTAGCAGTAAGAAAATAATTAAATTTTACAAAACATTCACCATTCAAAAGTATAGTTAAAAACACTAAATCTTGGACTTGGTCAAAGTTTAATACTCCCATTTGTTCAATTTTATTTTCTGCCCATAGCTTAAATTCTTTTTCAATTTTTGTTTCTATTTTTTCTGCTTCTTCTTCACTAATTCCTAAAACTTCATAGTCTATTGATGATTTTAGTTTCAACCCACTACCAATGACATTAGAGTTAATAGTTTTCATAACCCCCTGAGCAACAGGAGCTCCCATATACAAATCTCTTGACCTTTCAACTAGCTTTTTCCTATTTTTATAAATATCTTTTTTTACTCCTCCACCAGTTGAAATCCAACCTTTCATAGAACTTTTTGTAGTTGACGCTCCATGATTAGAGTAGCCTGTATTTATAATCTCTAATTTTTTCCTAGCTACTTCTCTTTTAAGAGCTTTTTCAGGACTAAAAAAAGCAATAGCTTTATCTAATATATTCATTTCTCACCTCCTCGCATAATAAAAAAAGAAGTATTTTACTTCTTACAAATCTCTTGGTATTACTCTTCTACCTAACTTCCTTTTTCCATTATTATTTAACTTTTCCAGCTCACTTTCCCAAAAAACTCTACCTTTTCTAATTTTAGATAAATCTTCTCTTTCAAGTTCTCTTGTCCCTATTTTATAACTCTTTCCAGATAATACTGCTAGCTCTGCTTTTCTATATGCCTCTATCATTTGCAAACAATCTTCTCTTGTATATGCCATTATAAGCTCACTCCTTTTGATAAAACTCTTCTTTTTTGAACTTTTGTAACCTTTTTTGTTGCTTCAACAGTATATTTTTTATTTAAGTTTGGATTAGCTATCTTTAATGCTGCATAGGCATAGTTTCTTAAATCCAAAGGTTCATTTCTTTTTGTTCCAATTACTTTCCAAATAGTCTTTTTAACTCCTTTTTCCCATACAGTTGTCTTAACCTCAGATGTTAATCCTTTAAAATACACTTCATCATACCCTCTATCTATGTCGCTTGGAAAGTGCATATACATAGAACCAGGATCATTTATTTTCAATCTAGCAAGTATTGTTTCTTTACCGGTATTTACTCCAAGTGTAAATAAAGATATTTGCATTCTATTAGTTCTTGATGGTTTAGATACAAAAGCTACTCCATCTCCACCTTTACCTTTTACTCCAAATACTCTTCTAAATTCTCTTGGTTTTATGTACTGGTATGCTTCCTGAGTGTAATGCCCTCCAGTATCTATACAGGTACATAATATTCTTATCTTTTCTCCATTGGCATAACTAAACTCAGTTTCTAAAAATCTATCTAATTGCTCCCATACATCATTTTGACCAGGAGAGCCTATAAACTGTTTGTAGTAAATACCCCAAGATTCTTCTCCTAATCCCCAACCTACTACTTCTATTTCTAACCTATCATCCTGTACATCCACACCAGCGGTTAAAACTTGAACTTGGTCAGGAATTTCAGCTGTATACTCTTCTTTTCTCTTAGAAACATCTAAGAAATCTATCTTTTCTACTTTTTCTTCCCATGTTTGACCAAGACAAGTATTAGTAAATACTTTCATCATCTGAGCATTACCTTTTGCCACTTTGAATTTTTTTATAATTTCTGGCCAGGTTGAAAAAGGGCTGTATAACTCCGAAATATGAAAACCTCTAACACTCCAATCCTCAATTTCTTCTTGTGATTGCCATATTCCACGAATCATATTTCTTTTCCACTCATGTTCAGAGGATATTTCTAAACAATCGGAACATTTATGCCCAACAGGTTCAAAAACTATATTTCTCCATTCTAATTTTTGAAAAGAACCACACTTAGGACAAGGTATATAAAATTCTTCTTTTGTTGAATTTTCATATTCTTTTTCTATTCTTGATTCCCCTTTGATTGTAGGTGTGCTTGTTATAACTATTTTCTTATTCCAGAAAGTTTTTGTTCTTTCTATCGCTAAGTTTAAAGGATCACCCTCTCCTCCAACATCACTTTTGAATCTGTCTACTTCATCAGCAAGTAATATTCTAAGAGGTCTGCTCGATAATTCTGCTGCCGAATTACTTCCAACAAGTGTGATGTATCCTCCAACAAATTCTTTTTGTAACTTTGTATCTCTCCCATCAACCTTATTCAATATTTTATTTCTAAGTTGAGGCGTACTTTGTATCATATCGTCAAGCCTTGTACTAGAAAAATCTTCTGCAAGGTCTTTTGTTGGCAAAAGATACATGATAGGTGCAGGGTCATAATCAGTATAATACCCAAAAACATTTAATAATATTTCTGTTTTTGATAACTGAGCTCCGTACATCATTACAATTTTACTTGTCTTTTTATCTGAAATAGCTTTCATTACCTCTCTTTGAAAAGGTACTCTATCTGTTTTCCATCTTCCTGGTTCAGCTGATGTTTTAGAACTTAAAATCCTATATGTGTCTGCCCAAGTATCAATAGATAACTTTGGTGGCGGTTTCAATGTTTGAAATATTTCAGCGAATAAATTAATTGTTTTTCTTAGATTTTGATTTTCTGTTCCCTCCTTTTGCTTTTTTTTCATTTTCTACCTCTTCTTCATCTTCAAATATTATATTTTTATTTTTAAATAGTTCAGGACTATATTCACTTAACTCCAATAAGACATCTTCAATAGAACTTAAAACTATGTCTTGAATATCTCCTAAATTATCACAACCAACAACAAGTGGAGCTATCTTATTAGGTACAGCTAACATTTTCCCTTTTAAGTTTGTTAGCATAATAGTCATAACTTTTTTAACAATTTCTGCTGAATGTAATTCATTTTTAAGTTCAGATATTTTTATTGTTTTTAACTCAATATCCTTAGCTATTTTTTCAGTTTCTTTTTTTAATTTAGCTTCTTTTAAATCTACATCTGCTGAACTAGATTCCCTTAAAAACTCTATAAATCCTTTTACACTTTCAATCAATAAATATTTTCCCCTAGTTCCACTTTTCTTAACAATTTCGTCCTTCGCAAGCATACGAATATATCTATCTGTAACTCCAAAAATTTCTGCAAGTTCAGGACTACTAACCAAATTATCTTTTATGTTCATTTTTAACCCCTTTCGGAACGGAAATGAATAAATTTTTTCTTCATACTCAGGTGAAGCTCGGGACTCGCAAGACCCACAAGCCTTTTAATGTATCCAAAAGAACCTAACTTTTATACAAAATTTTAATTATTTTGTACACTCAAAGGAGTAAAAAATATTTCAATGCTACTTCACCTCCAATTATCCTCGCTTTTGTACTTCTGCTAAAATTTTGTGTCTATAATTAGGCTCTAACTTCTCAACTTTCTTCAATAACTTCTTATCACTAAAATGTTCCCAGTATATAGTGCCTTGTGCTAAGTTTCCAAACAAACATTGTCCTTCAATGTCTTGAAACCTTATTATTTCTTTTGAATTTCTATTTATATTTAAACTTTCTTCAACTGTTTCAAATTCTAAATTTAGCCCTAACACTTTATTTAATAAGGTTGTATGTGTATCTATATAGCTTCCTATATATAATTTACCTAGTACAAATAATACTGGCCCGTCTCTAAAACCTATATCAAAATGTTTTTTATACGTTTTCATAAAAACCTCTCTAAATAAAAAACTCTCACATAGGAACGTATCCTGCACATCTAAGTGCTGTGAGAGTGTTGACATTATTATGGCAAGACTTTTTTAGAGTAGAGTCTTAAACTACTGTATTATATTTAAGTAAGGGAGGAATTATCGTACCCTCAGATAGCCAAGAAGATTAACTTCTTATAGCCAAGCCATCTAAACTTATTTCATATGATACCATACTATCACATTATTTTTTACTTTACCATACCCACTTTTTTACTGATTTTTTACGATTTTTTTACTTGTATTAAATCTTGAGTTCTAAAATGAAATTCCAATTTAGGGAAAATTCTATTTCTTTTTTGATAAACAGTTTTTACAGATATATTAAGTTTTTCAGCAATCTGCTCATAATCTACTTTATCTTTTTTAAATTTGAAGTTATTTTCTAAAAATCCAACTTCAATTAAATCATAGTCCTCATTGTCTTTTACCATATCTAAAGCACTATCTATCCGAAATATCATTGCCTCATATAACCCAATGTCCTTAGATATTATAGCTTTCAAGTCCTCCATTCTCTCTATATCAGATTTTACTTCTACAAAACCACTCCCAGAAATTTTTTCTAAGCTATAACTTTTTAATAAAACTGGATTATTGAAATATTCCAAATCTTTTTTTATTCTGTTTTTGTATTTATTATAGCTGATTAACACTGTTTCTATTGCTTTAAAAATTATCTTTTGCTCCTGCGTTGACATTATCTCACCTCTGTTATTATATTTTCTAAGATTTCTAGCTTTATACCCTCTGAAGAATATAGCTCTTGCATATACTTAGAAAATTCAACTTTCTTTGCTTCCATTTCATCATCAGTCATACATTTTTCTTTGAATATGTGACTGTTTATAATTCTTATATTGTTTCCATCTCTTACTCTTAATTCTTGTAGATACTCAATCATTATCTCCGCTCCTTACCTATTCTCATCTTTTTTAAATCTTCTAACATTACACATAATTTTTCATGTTGCATTTTACAGTCACCACACAATTCTTTTATTTTTTCTTTGCAGTGTGCTAATGCTTCATCAAGATCTCTTGATGTATATACTTTTAATTCGTCTTCTTGTCTCTTATATTTCCCAACTTTATAAGATTCTAATTTTGCAATGTGCTTCTCAAAATCTTCTTCAGTTAGTCCACTTAATAGCAGTAAATTTACAGTAGCTGTTATTAAATCTAAGCCCTCTGCAATAAAATTAGCTCTATTTTTAATTTCTGTAAAAGTGTTAGTTTCCATAACTTCTGCTAATAGCTCTTTGTACTCTTCTTTAACTTTTCCTAGCTGTGCTATATCGCTTGCATAAGCTAGGGATTTATAATCCATCAGTTTATTTAGATTTATTTCCATTATCTCACTTCCTTATAAATACTTTTTTTGATACCAATATGGGCCATAAATTTTAGATGCCATCTTCACCAAAATATTTATTATATTTATTTTTAGTATCTTCTAGTTTTTCTTTGTAAAAATTCATATATCTCTCATTTCCTGTTTTCTCATTTTCTTTTAATTGAGTTTCCCAATGTTTTATCTCCTCCTCCAAAGATTTTTTAAATTCTTCTATTGTATCATAGTCCTCAATATCGGTTTCATCTCCAATACATTCCCCATCAACCCAATATGACGTATATGTATTTTCTCCAACACAATCCCTGCAATAAATCTCGTCTTCATGCACTATAATTTCTTCATCTGATTTAATTTTTCTATCACAATTTGAACAATGTATTCCGCTCATTTTCTATTTTCCTCCTTAATTCTTTTAATTCTAACTTTCAAACTCTCAACAAGTGCATCTTGTACATCTCCTTTATTCTGTAAAGCTTCCATTACATCTTCGTCTCTAGTCTCTTTACAAACCAAGTGATGTATAATTACTTTTTCTGTTTGTCCTTGTCTGTGTAATCTCTTATTAGCTTGTTGATATAATTCCAAGCTCCAATTAAGCCCAAACCATATTACATGATTACCTCCAGCTTGTAAGTTAAGACCGTAAGCTGCACTCGCTGGGTGGGCTAGTAAGATATCAATTTCTCCCTTATTCCAGTCTAATTGGTCTTGTGGAGTTTTCAAAAGTCTTATTCTTAGTTTTGAATCTTTTAAAGCTTCAACTATTCTGTCTTTATCATGTTGAAAGTTATAGAATACTAACGCTGGTTTCCCATTTAATTGCTCTATTAGTTCTAAAAATCTTTCAATTTTACAGTTATGAACTTTAAAGACTTGTCTGTTTTCATCATATAATGCACCATTTGCTAATTGTAATAGCTTATTCGATAGTGCAGCTGCATTTGCAACAGTTATTTCAGTATCTTCAAGTTCAAGTATTGCTTTTTTCTCAAGCTCATCGTATGCTTTTTTAGCTTTAGTATCCAGAACCACTGGCACTTGTTCATAAATTATGTCTGGTAGTTCTAAGTAATCTTCTGCTTTCATAGAAATACAGATGTCAGCTATTTTCTCATGTATAGCTTCATTTGAACCCTCTTTGACATCATAGTTGAAAATTACTGTTCTGTTTCTTTGCCCAAGTTCAAAATATCTTTCTCTAAATTTTCCGATAGTCTTTTCTAGTCTTTCACCTTGATCCAGTAAATACAATTGAGCCCATAAGTCTATAAGCCCATTTGGTGCTGGTGTTCCAGTAAGCCCAACAATTCTGCTTATTTTATTTCTAATAACTTTTAGACTTTTGAACCTTTTTGATTGGTGATTTTTAAAACTAGACCACTCATCAAGTACCACCATGTCAAATGGCCAAGCATTTTTATAATAATCTACTAACCAAGTTACATTCTCACGATTTATGACATAAATATCTGCTGTTTTTGCAAGTGCCTTTATACGCTTCTGTACCCCCCCTAAAACAAGAGATGTTTTTAGTAGGGATAAATGGTCCCACTTTGCTATCTCATCTGTCCAGGTAGCCTCTGCGACTTTTTTAGTGGCTACTATTAAAACCTTTCCTACTTCAAATCTATTAAATTTTAAATCTACTATTGCTGATAGAGTTATGACGGTTTTTCCTAACCTAAGCCCATATCCAACATAAGACCTAACTTGTCATCGCTAATCATTCTATCAATGCAGTATTTTTGGTATTCATGCGGTATAAACTTCATTTAGGCATCACCTCCTCAATAAACTCATCTACTTCTTGAAATGAAGCTATAACTCTTACATCACAATTTAAGTTTTTTAGCTTTTGTATAAAATTTTTTTGTAAAGGAGATAGATTATTCCTTTTACCTTCTGCCTTTAATTCCACAAAATAAACTTTTCCTCCTGGAATCATAATTATTCTGTCAGGCACTCCTGCATTTCCTGGGGAGGTCCACTTCATACATAAGCCCTTTTTATTTTTTACACTTCTGACTAAATAGGCTTCAATTTCTTTTTCACTTTTTTTCATAAAATTTTCTCCCGTCTGCCATGTAACTTTTGAAATCTTTTTTCTTATATATATATATAAAACATAGGATTTATAGATTTTATAGAATATATATACCCTTTAATTTCTTTATTTATTTATATTTATATAGAAAAGAAAGTTACAAAGTTACAAATATATAATATAACTAATAGTACCAATGCTTTTAAGTGTAACTTTCTATGTAACTTTCTATGTAACTACTAAAAAGAAAGTTACCATTAAAATTTTGAGAAAGTTACATCGTTAAGAAAGTTACACTTTGAAATTTACATAAATTTTAAATCCCTATTTTTCTTCTAAATCCTTTTTGAACTCCATATTTTCCGAACCTTGCAGATTGTTTTATCTTTTCCCACTTATAAAAGGTAGACAGGATTTTATTAATCTCAATACTATCACTCTTTTTTAAGTATCTAATATCCATTTTTAGTGCTTCTTCCCATATCTCTGCAACACAAACTTTATCCCTTAAAATTAAATCGGTTTCAACATATTGCCTTTTACTATTTTCATACTCATCCAAATAAGATCTTTTTCCAAATAAGTCCATAGTATCCCAATTTATAGGTATTTTCTTATCCAAGTAATCCATAATAATTCCCCTATAAACATTATCTTCTGAATGCGAATCTTGTTCTTCTTTTGCAATCTTTTCTGCTTCTTTTGATAAAACTAAACTGTAAAATTCATTCTTTGCAAGTTCACAAGCCTCAGCCCATATTTGTTCTAATTCATCTTTTAAATCATTAAATATAGATTTTTTGGGTTTATATATAAAACAATCTATTGGCCAAAATCTTCTATTTCCAGTTTCATCTCTTAAAAAGTTAGTATCATTTGCAGTTCCAAAGAAGGCACATCTTCTTGGATATTTTTGGGCTCTACGCCCATAAGAAGCCCGAAAGATGTCATCTGTCCTACTTAAAAAGTTTTTTACCAGGTTCAACTCTGACTTTCTTAATGAACTAAGTTCCCCCATTTCAAGTATCCAACTACCTTGTATTAACTCACAGGCATCTTTACCTTCCACATTTACCAAACTGTCATTGTACCAATCCATACCTAATATTTTTAAAAATGTACTCTTACCTACTCCTTGTGGTCCGATTAAAATAGGCATATTATCCCATTTAATTCCACCATAAATAGCCCTTCTTACTGCTGCAACTAAGGACTTTTCAGATATTTCTCTTGTATAAATATTATCTTCACAACCTAAGTAATCTATGAATAGAGTTTCTATTCTCTTTTCTCCATCCCATTGAGTTGATTGGAGTCTCGCAGCTACTTTATTTTCAGCATTTTCTTCTGCAATTAGATTAACCCCATCCATAATCTTATTTGTAGAGGTGATTCCATAAAAACTTTCTAAATACCATCTAAGTCCAGCATCATCTGTATCATTCCAAATTCTGTCAGGAGTTTCAAACTTCTTGTCCCAAGGTACTCCATCCCTTACTAATATCCTAGAAGAAAAGATATCCTTAAAAATTTTAAATTTTAATTCTTTATCATTTCTTAGAATTAAAATTATGTTGGCCAGAGTGCTAAGTGCTTTCATACCATCTGCACTATACTGAATATCATCTTTCCAGTTGTCATCATCTTCAACTATTTCGCCTTCCAGAACTTCTTCATTCTTATCATCTACTATTGAAAATTCTGCAATAGCTTTTTGTTGTCTTTCTTTTAATAAATCTTTTTTAATATCCGTTTTGGCCATTACCCATTCTTTCATAGCAAGCCAAGAAGGTAGTTTGGCCACAGGAGTATTAACTTCTGCTTGTATATCCAAATGTCCAAATTTATGCAATCTTACTAAGTCAAAAGCATTCACTAATTTTTGGCTACAAGGGTCAGTAGCATGGTGAGAATATAAGAAAAGTCCATCTTGATATACAATAGCTCCAGCAGTAGTACTTCCACCTATAAAAGTTAATCTATCAGCTACATCACAGGCTTCATATACTCCTGGTAAAAATTTATCTATGGCTTGATAGATGTTAAATCTTCTGCAAAATGCTCCAACCATTCCCTCTTTCTCTAAAGGGTTTTCTTGTTTCTTTAACATATTCTGGTGGAGCTTTTGGGCATCAGGAACTTCTGGCCAGCTTGTAACATCTTTCCAGTCTACATACATATTAAGTATGGCCGCACCATCTAACATAGGTTTATCGGCATAAGTAAAGACATAATCACTGTCAATAGAATGGCTTGGCCAGTACATTAATCTAACTGCTTGAAAGGTAGTAGGGTCACAATATCGTAACCCTATAAACTCTGCTACCTTTCTTGCAATAGGTTCATATTCTTCTGCTGTAACATCTTCGGCTAACGGAAATATAACTCTTATTCTAGGTTTAGTAGTTTGGTGCTTACGAGTGCTATACACTACATATGCACAACCTAAACTATTAAGAGTTTTTATAATCTTAGTGTCATCTTCATAAGCTAGGTTGTCTAAGTCAAGAGTTATTAAACTTCTACTTTCAACTGCTTCACTTCTTCTTAGATTCCCTTTTAACTTTCCTCCAACAAAGCCTCCGACATCTTTTATATCATCTTGCTTAGACTTAGAATAAGATAAGAACTCATCTAATGTTTCAGCTGTTACTTTTGGTTTTCCTAATCTATCCACAAATTCAGACCAGGTAATTTCAGTTGTTACCCATTGCTTGGATAATCTGTTATTTGCTTCTGATATTACTAATTTTCTTGAGTTCTCCATCTGTTATCTCCTTTTATTCTTCAAGCAATTTATCTATCAAATCTGTGGCTTCTTCATATTTAGTACTGAATAATTGATTAAAAATTTCATTTAAAATTAAAACCTTCTTAGCTTTCATATCTTGTGTTATCCCACCCATAATATTAATCCAATTAGATTGACATCTTTTAGCTATTTCTTCTTTATCGTTTAAAGCTAGTTCATGAGGTATTATTTTTTTCATATCTATTAACCAGCTTAAATATTTTTTAGCTTTTTGATAGTCCTCTTTACCATTTTTCTTCTCTGCTCTAATAAGATACTTAGTTACATTTCCTTCTAAAAAGAACATAAAACCTATATCTCCTAATCTTCCTCTGATAATATCTATACTTTCAAAATTACAACCTGGTATTTTATAATGGCTTGGACTATTTACATTATCCACTTTCTTTTCCAAAGCTCCCATTAACTTATCTACCTTTTTTTCTGTATTTTCTTCTCCAATAATATCTATTACTTTTTTTAGCATTGTGGAAGTTTCTATATCTACACTTCCATTTTCTACAAGGGATAAAAATGACTGAGTTGCACCTATCTTTTGAGCAAAATCCTTTTGTGTTATTTTATTTTTTTCTCTATATTCCTTAATTCTTTTTCCTATTTCCATAATTTCCTCCTTTAAATTTCCTTGAATTTCTTTAAATATAAATTATATTTTCCATTTCTTTTAATGGATCTCATTTTTTCCATACATACGCCAGGAGTTCTTCCCAGCATTAAGGCTATATCTTCCCATTTCATTGTTTGTCTATAACCTACTAAATCTATTTCATCTTCTTTGCTCCATTTAGTTTTGTGATTAGGAAATAGTTCTGGGTTATACATTAATCTCTTAGAATTTTTATACCTTTTAAATCCACTAGAATCTACATAAAAATCTGCCATAATTTCCTCCTAATCTTTCATATAATAACTACCAGTAAATCCAGCAGCATTTAATATTAATCCCTTGGCCCAACTTATTTCTTCTGTCATAGTTTGTATAACCTCATCTAGCTCAACTGACATTGGAACATCAAGTATTACCTCATCATGAACATGAAATACTATTGGCCACCCTTTTGCTTTTATTCTTAAAAGTGTTTCTGTTAAGCAATCTCTCGCTATGGCCTGCACAATATTTTCTGTTAATTTTCCTCCATAAGTTGGAATAACTTCCCATTTCTTGGTGGTTTGATTAATTCCCATATAGTGCATCTGCATTTGTCCAAACTGATTTTCTTTTAAAAATGGCTTTGGGTAAAAAAGTTTTCTCCCGCTGGGTAAAGCTATTGTGAAAAAATCTTGACCATAAATAAAGTCATACTCTCTTGCTAACTTCACACACTTAACCATTTGAGATTCTCCAGTTTCTAAAACTTCAATTGCTGCATTCTCTAATGCATACCACAGTTCCACAATTCTTTTAGATGATTTTCTCCATCTAGTAACTATGTCTTTCATTTCTTCATCAGTCAGCCCCATATCAGCCGCACCCATAGCAGTTAAAGCTCCAACACTACCTTGATAACCTAGTGCAAGTTCTGCAACTTTTCCCTTAGCTCTTAAATGATAGTTTTCTTTGCCCTTTGCTATTGTATTGATAGGTACTCCAAACATTTGAGAGGCTGAGGCTTCATAAATTTTTCCGTGTGTTTTGAATACTTCCATTCTCCACTCTTCACCTGCAAGCCATGCTATTACTCTCGCCTCTATTGCAGAGAAATCTGACACGACAAAATGATTACCCTCTGATGGGATAAATGCAGTTCTAATAAGTTGTGATAAAGTGTCAGGTATGTTCCCATAAATTAGCTCTAATAGTTCTCCATCACCTTTTTTAATAATATCTCTTGCTATATCCAAAGTTTCTATATAGTTACGAGGTAGGTTTTGAACTTGTACCAATCTTCCTGCATATCTACCAGTTCTATTAGCTCCATAGAACTGTAATAATCCTCTAATCCTATCATCTTTGCATTTAGCTTCATCCATAGCTTTATACTTTTTAACAGATGTCTTAGAAAGTTCTTGCCTTATTTCTAAAACTCTTTTAGCTTCTCCTTCTTCCAAAGTATCTACTAATTTTTCAACAGTACCTTTTTGTAAATTTTCAATCTCTTCTCCTACTTCTTCTAACCATTCTAATAGCTGCTTAGCAGAGTTAGGGTTATCTAGTTTAGTTATTTCTCTTGCTTCTTCTAGTAAGTTAGCTCTGGATAATGCATCTATATATAAAGCACCATTCACTAACTCACTATCTACTCTAACTCCATAAGCATTCATAAAGGTATCTAGCTGCCAAAGTTTCCATTCTCTGTCAGGAACAGGAAAAGCACTTAATCTTCTATCTATCTCCATTTCTGTAACTACATCTTGTACACAATATTCTTTGAAAAGCTCCCACTTCTCTGGTGCATGTTGAGGTAGGTTTCTAGATCTATTCCCATTACTTTTAGTAGCTTTGCAAGGTATGCAGAAATACCTAATTAAAGCACTTCCTGTTGTTAATTTTTTCTTATCTTGTGGTAAACCCATAGCATTACCTATTGCAGCAAGACCTGCTGTATACCCACAATAAAGACCGTGTACCATAGTGCATTGCCATTGTTCTAATGGAGTTTCTATTCCTGCCGTATTTAAACACCACCACTCAAAGACAGCATTATACGCATACTTAATGCATTCTTTATCTTTTAACAGTTCTAATATTTCTCCCGGAACAGTTTCACCTTGTGCAAGATCTACTATTTTTACATCTTGGCCATCGATGGAGTATGCGAATAGAAGTATCTGGAAATCATCACTCATTGCATATTTGTATGAGCCTGACTTTGTAATATCTACAGAGCTAAATGTTTCTATATCTATATTTAAGGTTCTCATAATCGCTCCTTTTTGAAAGTGAAAGGCAGTTTTCACTGCCCCTCTATTAATTTTTTTTAACTATAAATTTTATAGTATTGGCTCACCAGTTACTGGATCTATTTCCACTTCTCCAAATTCTTTTTCTGCTTTAATTCCTGCTGCTGATAAAGGTTCTCCGTCCATTAGCTTTTGCACATTACCTAATCCACAACCTATTCCTTTTTTTCCACTTACTGCATAAGGGAAAAAGTTTACTGATACTCTCGCATAAACTCCTGAATAAATTTCAGATTGATTTAAAATTGGTTGGGCTTTTATATCTACTATTCCTGGTTGATAATCTATTTTTGCACTTGCTGTAAATACCCAATGCCCTTTACATTCTGGTCCAAATTCTTCTCCATCAGATGGTCTTGTTCCATCACCATCGTAAATAGGGATAGTTGGTTTTGGAGGTTTTACTCCATTCCATACACTGTTAATTCCTTTTTCTATTGCTGCATTTATTGCGGCATCTAATTTTGCCTTTGTTTGTACATCAGTTTTTGGAACTAAAATTGTACAACTGTACTTTTCTTCTTGCCCTTTTTCTGCTGCATAAGGTTTAAATAAATGTACAAAACTTAATCTTACTTTTCCTGTCATTACTCTTGTTTCATTAGCCATTAATATCACTTCTCCTTTATAAACTATTAATATCTTCTACTACACTAAATTCATCTTCTGCCTTTATCTTGTTTGTTATAGCTTCTCTTTTATCAGAAATTTCTACAAGAGTTGGCTTACCTACATTCATAACTATTAAATCTCCAACTAAATTATTAAATTCTTTTTTACCTACTGTCTTTTCTATTTGTGCCAAGGTTAAGTATTTTCTTTCAAATAGTAACTCCTCAGCTATTCCATTATCAACCAGTACCTTTATAGCCTCATCAGTATTTTTAAAACTTCTACTGCCTCTACCATTAACTGCCTTCCAGCCAGGTACTTCATTCCCTTTTAAACTTTCAGATAGTGCATAATCTTTTAAATCATCAGCCCATTTAGCTAAGTTTTTTGCCTTTTCTAATATCTGTCCTATTTCTTCCAGGGTTAATTGGTCAGCGGCTTTAAACTCATATTTTGCAAGTTCAAGGTTTGCATTAGCTCTTTCTCTACAAACAGCTTTTGCTTTACAAAATTTGCAATGTTCTCCACAGTTAAAATCTCCTTCGCCTTTTAAAGCCATAGCAGCCTTTTCTTGTGCTATCTTTGCAAACTCTAATAAGTAATCCAATCTACATTCCCAAGTGTCTATATTGTTAAGTCTCGGCTGTACAATTGACATTTTAATATGCTCTATCGGGAATATCATTTCATAAGCTAGATATGCTCCTAATGCATATAAAAGTAATTGAGCATTATTTTCCACATTTACTGGTACTCCTTTTCCATATTTAAAATCTATAATGTGTAAGGTATCATCAGCTATTAAAATACAGTCAGCAGTACCAAAGCCATCAGGAACATACTGTGAAAAATCCACTTTCTGTTCCACAGCTGTATGAGGAGTAGTTGAGTAAGAGTACATTTGTTCCTGGATAAACTCCACATATTCATCTGTGTACCCTTGCATTTCTTCCTGGTAAAGTTCTTTATCTTTAAGTTTCTTCATAGATGTGGTAAATTTCCTAGAAGTTAATCCAGGATCTATTAATTTTCTTACCTTCAATTCTGCTATTTCATGTGCCAAACTACCTTCTTTTGCATATTCACTTTCTACATCTTCAAATTGTTCACAGAGCTTGACAGAAGGTGGGCAAGCTATCCACCTTGCAGCACTAGAAGGTCCTAATAGTGCATGTGCCATTAAACATCAGCTCCTAAGTTTTTAAGTTCTTGTACAAAAGCTCCATACTTTTCTTTTGGTAAAAATGTAATAGCTTTAACTTCAAAACTAGCTAATAGATTTACCAATGCCGTTCTGTTATTATTTATATCTTTATTTACCCAAGCTGCTGCTATTTTTTGTAAATCCTGAGCAGTATATTCAGCTGTTTTAGTTGGCAGGGGTGTTGAAACCTCTACTGGTACTTCTTCTTTTTTAGCAGGAGCAGTAGGTAGCTTTTGAGTAGGTGCTTCTTCTATCTTTTTAACAGTTTCTTTCTTCTTTTCTACCTTAGCAGTAGTTTTTTCTTCTGCTTTCGCTTCTGTTTCTAAACTTGATTTTATAGCCGTTGTTAATTCCTCAGTAGTTACTCCGGTAGAGTTCACTTCTATAAATTCTCTTATTTCCTTTTTAACTTCTTCAACACTTCCTGTAAATTCTACTTTTACCATATTATTTATCCTCCTATTTGCATTTTTTATTAATTTGTGATATCTTATTTTTAAAGTATGTACTTTTGTCTGTTGATGATGTGGTAGTCGCAACAGACTTTTTATTTTTTACCTGCATACTGAGCACCTCCTTTATATTGCATAATTCCAAAGTTCTTTTATTGGCATAGTCAATGCTTCTCCTGTGCTTATATTCTCTAAAACAGCAGTATCACCATCTTCTAAAACTAATTCATAATAACTGTCATTTATTAAAAACATTTTTATCACCTACAATTTATCCACAAGTCTTATAATAAGTTCCCCAACTCTAATCTTTTCATTGATTACCTTAATTTCTCTAAAATCATCCATATAAACTTCTAACATTTCTTTTATAATTTCTTGCTTATAGCAAGATTTGTTAACAGGCATCTCTTTTAAAACCTTGTATTCAGAACCTACTTTTTCTATATAGCCTTTATCCTTTAATCTATTTATATAAACTCTAACTACTCCATCTCCGATTTTTAAATCATCAGAAATTTCTTTATTTGTTGCGTGTGTGTTACTTCTTACATATTCCAACACTTCTTCTATTTTAGTCATTTCTATCAACTCCTTTAATCTCTTAATGCCACAGGCATAACTATATAAAATAAGTTGTCTTTACTAATTTGAATAGCATTTTTATTATTCTTAGCTAATGCGATTTCAAAGCTATCATCTTTTACATACTTCAACCATAAATCTATATATTTAAAATTTAAGGTTGTTTTTAATTTAGCTTTTTTATTATCTAACTCTAAAACATCTAACAACAGTACAGAATTCCCATTAGGATATGCTTCTACTATCAGCTTTCCATCTTCAAAATTGAAATATCTTTTTTCATCAGAACTATCTATCAGTTTTAGCATTTTCCAAACTATATCATCAGTAATCTTGTTTACCGCTCTTGCTTTTGAACGACCTCCTCCATATTCATACATCTCAATAAGAGCCTTAATATTAGGAATATCATTATGAATGGGTTCATACTCTGTCACTTCGCTACCCACTTGAATGACTAATTTTCCATTGTTTAGAACTGCCATAGAATATGCCTTTTTTAATTCTTCTAATGCGGGTATTGGATACATTGCTATATCTGCTCCTGGTAATTCCTCTCTTGTATCTTTTATTGCTGCTAATCTATAACTATCGGTAAAACCAGCATATTTCCCAGCAACAATTAAACCTTTAAGTACCTTTGCATCCCTAGCTATACTAGAAAAGTGCATTAAACTTTTTATTTCTTTTTCTTGTAGCACTAAAACTTGTTTTCCCATATTTTGAGAATTGTATTCATTTATATTCATCTATTCAAACACCTCTTCTTTTCCTTTTCAAATTTGTAATTTCTTCTAGTACTAAAGACCATAATTTATCTAATTTTCCTGCAAAACTAAAATATCTAATACTTTTTTTAGTTTTATAAATATCTAATATTTTATTTCTATAAAGTATAGATATAGGCATATCTATTTGCGAACTTAAATTTAAGCCTTCAATAAAATTGGTAATTAGCTTTTGTTCTTCAGAATCTATGCCGTCTAAAAATGTAATTTTTATTTCCTCTTTATCTATTTCTAATTCCTGCATTTTATACTGCATTGCTTCTAATATTTTATTTATAAATTCAAGGTTTTGCATAAGTTAAGCTCCTTATTCTTATCTTTTTCCAAATCTTCTAAAATAGTAGTCCAAACTTTTCCATTACAGCTATTGAAGTTTCTTAGGCATACAAACTTAGTACCTTTATGAATTTCAATGTTTTTAAATTCATAATCTATTCTTATTCTGTACTCTCCTACGGCTTCATTTAGCTTTAAAGTATAGATATGTTTTAATATTTCTGCATTACCTTCTACATCTCTGCTATTTTTAAAATAAACAGAAACTTCTTTTTTATCTATATAAATTCTTTCAGCTTCATCTGCCATAACTTCCAAGATTTTATCTATAAATCTTGCTTTTAACATCTGTATCACCTAGTCCTCATCATCTTCAAAATCATCATCAAATCTTTTCATGTATTTATCAAATTCATCCCACACTACAAAAGAAATTGCTTTACCTTTTGCATATCCTGCTTCTAACAAGCATTCAGGATAGTGCATAACATCTTTTAATGTTTTCATAACAATGACATCACATTTTGATAACAACTCAACATGATCATTCATTTTTTTTGAAGGTTGAGTATTTTCATCATATTGCCAGTCCAATGTATGAATTGGTGATATGAATGTTATATCTTTATATTTTTTTAAGTTTTCTTTTATAAAATCTTCAACTATTTTTTTATCTTCTTCCCCAGTATTTGGGTGTGATACATAAACTAACATAAATTCCTCCTTGATATTTTTTAATATTTGTAGTAAAATCAAGGGTAAGTAGAGTAATACCTACCCTATTTTTTGTTAACATCTGTTTTAGTTTGACCGCTGTCAACAGATGTTTTTCTTTTTTCTAAACCATATCTTTCTCTCAAATAATTTTCATTCACCTTCCCTTGTATAGTTAAAAAACCTTTTTCTTTAAGTTCAGAATTAAGTGTTCTAATAGCTTTATATGCCATTGCTTGGCTACAACCTAATAATTCAATTACTCTATTTACATCTGCAAACTCTAACATAATCATCACATCCAGCTTTCTAATAATAGAAATGGAAAGTTAAGTTTATTTTTTAATTTTTTCCAAAAAGTAGTTTCCATATAATCTACTTCAAAATTTCTTATTTTTTTACCTTTGTTGGCAATTATTACCGCTTGATTATAGTCTTGTGTTAGATGCTCGCCATTAACCAAGTAAGTATCCCTCCATATTTTCTTTATATCTAGCATTTTCTCCCTCCTTATTTTTTAATTAATTCACATACCCAAGACTTTTTACATCCCCATTAACAATTTCTATAAATTGAGTGCCTTGCTTTTTACAGATTTGATAGATTTCTTTGTAGTGTATTTCATTTTCCATAGAACTTGTTATTACTCTTGTAAACATATCTTCTAGTTGTCTTATTATCATCAATATTCCAAAATCAACTTTATCTCTTGAATTTGCCTTTATTCCTACAAGTGAATTTACTAACTTGCTATAAGTCATATATAACTTTTCTGAGTGTTCACTCCCTTGCCTTTTTGCATATTCTATTAACTCTTGAATGGCATCTGTTTCTTCTCTTCTTACTAACTTTCCCTGTTGTCTTGTTAGCAACCATTCACTTTTTGCTTTATCTATTATTGCTTGTTCTAAAACTTCTATATAAGATATAATCGCTCTTCTAACATATTTACTTTCTCTCAATAAAACTTGTTTAGCTTGATTAAGAGTTAAGATGAACATTGGTTGTTCCTTATTTTGAGAGTTCTTGTAAGAGGACAGCAAAATTTTTTGCTCTCTTATTTCTACTGAAAATTCATCTCTTATTATTTCTAATAATGTTTTATGTTCTAATTTAACAAACTTTCCTCTATTCTTTTCAGCTTGTGTAAGAGTATTATTTTTTAACTTTTCCTTATACTCTTCTTTTCTAAAAAGATTTACTTGATCCAGTAATTCCAAACTTGTTATTTGATTTTTTAATTTTAATTCACCCATTCAACCACTCCTTTTTAAGCTTCTTTAAGTCCAAGAAATTTAACCATTCTCTTCTTAGTATCGCCTCCATTTCTATTTCCTCTAATAATGTCAGAGCAGTAAGCAGGTTTTATTCCAAGCAGTCTTGCTAAATCCGCTTGCGTCATTCCCTTTTCTCTTAATACTCTTTTTACCTCCATTTCAAAATCTAATCTTGTCATATTTACCTCCTTTTTATAAATTTTTTGAATTTTATTATTTTTTACTCTTTTTATGCAATTCATTTAGTAAAAAAAATTAAATAAACATCTTCATTTAAGAGATTTAGATAATTTTTTATGGACATAGCCTCAGTAATAGTAAAATCAGATCCTTTTTTTCTATTTATTTTGTTTGATAGCCCTGCCACAGAAAGATTAATCTTGCTTGCCAATTCAGCATAAGATACACCTTTTTCTCGTAATATACCCTTTAATTTATTATAAGACAATATCAATTCACCTCCTTTTTTTTTTGATAAAAAAATATTATTTTTAAATTTTTTACTCTTTTAAAGATAAAAATAGTTTAGCATAGCATTTTAATCTTGTCAATTTTTTTTATTAAAATTTAAAAAAATTTATTTTATTTGCATTTTAAGAGTAAAAGTGATATACTTTTTCTATAATATAATAGGAGGTAAACTCATGACTAAAGGCAAAGATATGTTTAATGAACAAAATTACGCATTACTACTAGAAAATTTTTTTTCAAATCCAAGTTTTTTTGGGGGGATAGTAAAATATTGGAGAGATGAAAAAGGGTGGAGCCGTAAGAAATTAGCCGATGAAGTTAATATGCATCCAAGTAATATCCAAAGATATGAGGAAGGTAAAATAGCAAATATACCTTTTTCTGTTGTTACTCTATTTGCAAATGCGTTTAATATAAGTATAGAAACCTTCTTGGGTAAAGAGGTCATAGATAAAGTTTCTAATATGTTCTTTGAAACTTATATAAAAGAAAATGATAGAAAAAAGGAAAGAATAGGAAACTTAAAAGTAATAGAAAATATATTTAAAAAATTAGGGGTTAGGTATTCACCTGATTTTGATACGAATCTTGATAAAATCCAAAATGGAGACTTAAATCCAGAATTCAATTTAATGTATGCAAATTTTTGGTTGAAAGTAGATTTAGAGACTTTAATATTTATAATTTTATTACTTGCACCTGACAAAGATCCATTTGTTGGGCAATTAATTACTTACGAAGAAGCAAATGACTATCTCAGAAATATGGTTGAAAAAAGAGGAGATGAATATACTGCTTATTTAATAAATCAACCTAGTAATTTTTGGTTTTTAATAAGCTCATTTAAATATCCCTCATATAACAATAACTCTACATCAAGAAAGAGATTTTTAATGGAGCTAAAAACTTTTCTAAAATTTATGAAAAAAGGAAGACTATCTCAACAAGAATGCAATGAGATAGCAGACGGAATAAAAATGGCATACTCACTTTTGAATCAATTTCCAAAAGAATTAAATTTAGATGATAATGAAGGAGAAAACTATGAATAAATATGATGAAGATTTTGAAGAAGAAAACAATAGCGGAGATATTAGAGAGCAAGTTCCTAAATCCGTAGAAACAATCTATATTGAAAATGAAGAAGGCGAAGAGGAAGAAATAGAGATAGAAATAGATCCAACTTTACTTGAAATAGTAGATTCTCAAACCTATGATGAAAAAAGTGATGATTCAATGGGACCTGAAATTGAGCATACATTAGAAGGAGAAATAGAAGTAGACGGGGATACTTACTTTGTAGAAATGAGAGTTTGGGAATACCCAATTAATTCTGTAAATGATTCTGAAGTAGTATCCATTAAAAAAATATAATAACAAAAAAAAGCCTCTCAGTTGTTGACAGCAACTAAAAGGCTTCAAGAGTGTGGTACTCTTCTATATCATCTATTTAGATTATATCACACTCAGTTTTGTTATGCAAATGAAAGGAGTGTGATTAATATGCCAGCATATAAAGAAGATAATAATACTTGGACTAGCAGATTTTATGTTACAGACTATAAAGGTGAAAGAAAACAAAAGAAAAGAAGGGGATTTGCTACTAAAAGAGAGGCACAAGAGTTCGAGAGGGAATACTTAGCGAAATCTAATCTTAATTTAGATATGAGTTTTCAATCTTTGTATGATCTATATATGGAAGATATGAAACATAGATTGAAACAACATACTTTCATAAGTAAAGAATATATAATTAATTTAAAAATATTACCCTTTTTTAAAAAATTAAGTATTGATAAAATCAGTCCAGTGGTAATAAGGAAGTGGCAAAATGAACTTATTAATTCTAAAAATCCTAAGACTAATAAAAAATATGCACCTACTTATATAAAAACTATTGATAATCAGCTGTCAGCTATGATGAATTATGCAGTTAAGTTTTATGGATTAAAAGAAAATCCATGTCATAAAGCAGGGAGCATAGGCAAGAAAAATGCAGATGAAATGAAAATTTGGGAACCTCCTGAATTTGAAAAATTCATTAATCTTCTTAGCCATAAACCTATATCATATGCAGGATTTCAAATTTTATTTAATTGTGGGCTAAGAATAGGAGAGTTATTAGCTTTAACAGTTAAAGATATAAATTTAAAAAATAAAACTTTAAGAGTAGATAAGAGTTATCAAAGACTTAAAAAGAAAGATGTAGTAACAGATCCTAAGACACCCAGAGCGAATAGAATTATAGATATGTCAGATAAATTAGTTAGTATAGTTGAGGAATATATTCAAAAACTTTATTGCCCAACTGATGACACTAGGCTTTTCCCAACTACAAAATCTACTTTTGAACATGATATAAGAACTTATTCTGCAAAAGCTGGATTAGAAAAAATAAGACTGCAAGATTTAAGACATAGCCATGCAAGTTTTTTAATTAATAATAATGTTAATATACTTGCAGTGTCTAAAAGGTTAGGGCACGAAAAAGTGGAAACTACTCTTAATATATATGCTCATCTTTTTAGAGAATCACATGATTTTATGATATCTGTTTTAAATAAATAA